TTATTCAAGGAGGAACTAAAGGTTCTGGAGAATCAGCTTTCGAAAGTCGCGCTCAAGTATTAGCAGCAATGTCTGAAAGAGACGCTAGAGGCAAAAAGCGTTACGAGGTTGACCCTGCGTATCGCAACGAAGTTGAGCGCCGTCTTGCAATATCAACCACGATATAAAACATGAATATTATTAATTACCTAATTGACAACAAAGACACCCTCATTAGCACCCTCACCGCTATTGTTGCAGCAGCTTCAGCTATTGCAGCTCTTACACCCACCCCTACTGATGACGGTTGGGCTGCTAAGCTCTACAAGATTGTTGACTGGCTTGCCCTTAATATCGGTAACGCCAAGGACAAAAGCTAAATCATTAACAAGTAATCCCATGCCTAAAGTTGGAAAAAAAAAATACCCATACACTCCTGCTGGAAAGAAAGCAGCTAAGAAAGCAGCTAAGAAGTCTGGTCTCTCTATTAAGAAGAAGGCTAAGAAGTGATTAAGCTAATCGTCTCCCTTCTCTTTCACTTCCCTAAGCTTGCTGACATGTTTTTTGAGATTCGTGACGAATATACCAAACATTATAAAAGCCGCCGCCGCTCTCGTATGGACGACCGTATTGATGAATGGGTGCGCGGTGATAAAGAAAAGTGAAATTCCAGTTTTTATTGAACGTCTTGAAGCGCATTCTTTCTCTGCTGACGAAAGAGAAACCATTGGAGACCTCCTCCGATACGCCTCCGAGCTTGAAGCACGATGAGCTAGTAGCTATCTGTGTTGGTCATTCTCGTAGAGGAGACAAAGGGGCTGTTAACATAAAAGGAGACAGCGAGTGGAAATACAACAGCAAAGTAGCCAAAGCCCTTAAAAAAGAGCTTAAATACCGAGGCATAGACAGTAAGGTGCATTCTTCTTATGAGGGAAAGACTTACCGTGAGGCTATGGTTTTCATAAAAGATAAGCTAAAAGAAGACGGCGCTAACTTAGCCCTTGAGCTTCACTTTAACGCTTACACAGGCAGAGCCAAAGGATGCTCTATGCTTTACAATAGCCCAAACAGCGAAAGCAAAAGGCTAGCTGAAGAACTACAGTTCTCAGTATTAAAAGATTTTGACACGATAGACAGAAGAACCAAAGGTCTCAACAAAGGAGACCGTGGTTTGTTGTTTGCTGAAAACGACTACATTCCTACTGTTTTATGTGAACCATTTTTCGGAGACAACAGACAAGACTGTGAGTTGTTCTCTGACTACAGACTGTTAGCGTCTAGTTACGCTAACGGCATTGAAGAATTTCTAGTTGGGAAAGTTAACTAGTAACCGAAGCGCCCGAAAGGATAACGCTACCGAGTGAACGAAACCGTAACTAACGAAGAACCCAAAAAAAAACTAAACTTAAACTATTAAACTATTATGGCTAATGGCTCAATTATTCCGTCACGCTTAGGTCAATCCAACCTAACTGGCGATGTAAACGCTTTGTTCCTCAAAGTGTTCTCAAACGAAGTTCTTACAACGTTCGAAGAAGCGAATGTTATGAAGGAATTACATACTGTTCGCACTATTTCGAGCGGTAAGTCGGCGCAGTTCCCAACTATGGGTAAAGCTACTGCGAAGTATCACACTCCCGGAGCTGACATCTTTGAAGCTGGTTCTACCTATGCTTCTCAGATTAAGCACAAAGAGCGTGTCATCAACATTGACGATGTTCTTGTAGCAGCTACTTCGATTGCTAACATCGATGAACTAAAGAACCACTACGACGTTCGGTCTGCGTATAGCACCGAGCTGGGACGTGCGCTTGCTAAACGTTTCGACGAAGCAACCATGAAAACTCTCGTGGCGGCTTCTCAGGTTAACCATGCAGACCGCGCTAACCCAGACGCATCTCAAGGCATCGTAATTGACTTGGGGTCTACTGGAATGCCCGCTAACGTTGATACCGCTGTTAACCTTATTGCGTTGTTTCGTATTATTGCACAGAAGTTGGATGAGCAAGACATCCCATCTGAGGACCGCTTTGCTATTCTAGCTCCTGAGCAGTATTACTTGCTTGCGGGTTCTGACAGTAATGCAATCAATCGCGACTTCGGTGGCGAAGGTAGCATTGCTTCTGGCTCTATTTTGAAGCTTTCTGGTATTAGCATTAAAACCTCTAATAACCTACTTGCCGCAGGCGGAATCGTTAGCAATGACGTTGCTGGTAATGACGTGAATGCTAACAACAACCCGTTCGATGACGCTGATGGCGGCTCGGCTGGTAAAGGTTACCTCGATGCTGGTCTTAACACCCTTAAGCTCGTTGCTGGTCACAAGTCAGCTATCGGAACTGTTAAGCTCATGGACCTTGCTGTTGAATCTGAGTATTCAATGGCTAAGCAGTCCACCCTCATGCTTGCTAAGTATGCAATGGGTCATGGTATTCTTCGCCCAGAAGCTGCTGTGAGTGTTATTGCCTAAACAACTAACCTATTAGGGGTCTCCTTAGAGTAATCTTTGGAGGCCCTTTTTTTTCTTATGAAGAAAAGAGCTAACCTACGAATCAAACATAAGTCTAAGAAAGGTGGTCTCAACAAAAAGGGACGAGACTACTATAATCGTAAGACTGGCTCTAAACTCAAAGCTCCGGTAACGGAGAAAAAACCTAAAGGAAAACGAGCAGCTCGTAAGCGTTCGTTTTGCGCTCGCATGTCAGGCGTTAAAGGACCCATGAAAGACAAAAAGGGTCGTCCTACAAGAAAGGCGTTGGCTCTTAAACGCTGGCGTTGCTAACTCTAAATAATCAAATGGCTCTCACTACAGAACTAGAAAGCGTAAACCAAATGCTTGGGCATATTGGTGAAGCACCCATAAACTCAATTTCAAATGAAGCAGCACTTCCAATCTCAGCTAGCACCGCTTTAGTTGTTCTACGTGAAGTTTCAAAAGAAGTGCAAACCGAAGAGTGGCACTTTAATACCATAACTGACTACGAACCCGTAAAAGAAGTTTCTGGTAAACTTAAGCTCCCCGACAATACGCTATTCGTAGACGCTACCGACACTCGAAATGATGTCGTTCAGAGGGGTTTGTATTTGTATAACCGCAAAGACCGCACTGATGTATTCACTGAGACAATCAAGTGTGACCTCACCGTTCAGCTAGACTGGGACGACCTCGCAGAGGTTGCTCGACGTTACATTACACTACGTGCTTCTAGGCTCTTCCAAGGCCGCATGGTAGGCAGCACCGAGCTGCAATCACTAATCGCTCTAGACGAAATGCAAGCTCGCGCTCGTCTTCTTGAGCTTGACTCTCAATCTTCTGACCGCACCATCTTCGACAGTGAGGATGTCTATCGCCGTATCGGTGTTCATCGCAACTACAACATCTACTAATGCCCTTAATTAACACTTCTGTAACTAACCTCATCCAAGGGGTTTCTCAGCAACCTGACGCTGTTCGCTTCTCAGGTCAATGCGAGGAACAGCTAAACGCTCTACCCAGTGTTGTGGATGGTCTTCAGAAGCGCCCCTCAAGTGAGTTCGTTGCTCGCATCAGTGATAACTCTGCGCTTAACCAAGCGTCTAAGGTTCACTTCATTGAGAGGGACAATGATGAGAGGTATGTTGTTGTAGTTAACAGCAAGGACAGCACATCCATAGAAAGCACTCAGCATTCTATCTCTGCGTTTAACCTTGAGACAGGAACACAGGCTACTATCACTGAACGCTACTTAGGTGTTGTTGATTCAGTAGAAGAATTTGGAACATACGTAATTGCTACGCTGACCCAGAAGTGTCCAGTTACTGTTGCTTCTACTGACGCTGCAAGACTAGGGACCGCTCGTATACTAGAGGGACCCAGCAAAGGAACTAATTCTTATGCTGTGTTATCTGTTGCTTCCGACACTAACCAAAAACAAGTTAAGATAAGCGGAGGGAATATTAAACTCTACGGTAGTGACTCAAAAGAATCTCAGAGTGTAATCGAATACACAGTAACTAACGCACCCAACGCTGACCTTGAGCTAGACGAAAGGAACTACCTTAACGGTCTCGTAGGAAGCAGTCCTAATGTAGAGACACTCCCGGCTGATGACATTAAGATGTATACCACCGGGGATGTTACGTATGTGTTGAACACTAAGAAGACGGTAGCTAAGGACACCACCACTAGCGCACCTCTAAGCGACGATGCTTTGGTGTTTATTAAGCAAGGAGACTACGACCGTAAATACGGAGTCACCGTTAAGACAGAAACAGAGACCTACACCAACTGGGTTTACTCAGGAAGTTCTCAGAGCCTAAACGGCGATACACTTTTTAACCGCCCAAGAGAAGCTAGAACTGAGTTTATCTTAGGTAACCTTTTTGAAGGCTCTTTATTTAATATAAAAACAAGACCAACTAGTCCTCCCTTTGTTTCTAATCCTCCAGAAATATACTACGACAAACCTTTAAACATAGTCCCTCCTCAGTCTTTTATAAACGGCAGCGTTCCTCACATAGGTTCAGCGGGTGATGTAAAAACAGGCGGACTTCCTATAAACAACCCTAATTACAGCGAGTTTCCCTCTCTAGCGTCTGACACCACGTTTACCACGTCTCTTGAGTCAGACTCCTTGGGGGTCATCAGCTCGACCAAAGACTTCACCATTACGGTTGAGGATTCTATTGCGGGAGACGGTATTGGAGTTGCTCACAAGAGTGTTCCAAACATTACTGACCTACCGACAGTTGCTCCGCACAACTTTAAGATTTTCATTCAAGGAGACCAAGAGGCTGGAGAAGACGACAGGTATGTTCAGTTCAGGTTAAACGGCTACAAAGCCGACACCCCAGACAGCCGTTCAGGTGAGGGTAGTTGGTATGAGACTAGCGGTGGTGCCATCAACAACCGCATTGACGTTAATACCATGCCGCTGCTTCTTAAGAGCACTGGATTAGATACCTTTGAGCTAGGCCACATGCCTCTCGATAAGTTATCCACCGGGGACGCAGACACAAACCCTGACCCTTCTTTTGTCGGTTCTACGATTAACGGAGTGTTCCAGTTCAAAGGTCGCTTAGGTTTCCTATCTGAGTCTTCTGTGTCCATGAGTGAGGTTAAGTTTGGTAGTTATGACATTGACCTACAAAACCAGAACTACAACTTCTACAGAACTACCGTAACCTCTTTGTTGGACAGTGACCCTATTGATGTCAACGTGTCTTCCGACAAGGTCACAAAGCTACGCGCTGCTGTTGCATTCCAAGACAACCTAGTGCTGTTCTCTGACTTCTGTCAGTTCGTTCTCAAGGGAGGACAACTTCTGACACCTAAGTCTGTCTCTGTAAACCAAATCACAGAATACGACTATAACAAGTCTGTTGAGCCTGTGGCTATTGGTTCTTATATCTATTTCCCATTTAAGCGTGGTGACTTCACTGGTATCCGAGAGTTTACCATTAACTCATCCACAGACGTATTCGACGCTAACGAGATAACAGCTCACGTTCCTCAATACATCCCACACGCCGTCTACACAGGGACCTCACTAAAAGGAGGACTCAAGTCGATGACAGGTAGCAGCGCAGAGAACCTGATGGCTGTGGCTGACGGTAATGACATCTACGTCTACAGATACTTCTTTAGAGGTAACGAGAAGGTTGTTAGTTCTTGGGGGAAGTTTAACCTGAGCCAAGGCGATGTCCGGGCTGTTGGGTTTATTGATTCTGAGTTGTTCATCGTTCAGGCTCTTGAAGGTTCATCTCAAACCGTTCTCCTCAAGATTCAGATGGAGAGCAAACGCCGAGACCCCGAAGGCTACAACACTCACCTAGACAGAAGGGTATCGGTTACGCTAAACGCTACCGTAGCTGAGCCTAGCTTTGTTGTTCCTTACCGCCTAGCTGCTGGAGAGACTCTGTCTGTCTACACAAAGGACGGCCTAGAGATTCAGAACACAGTTCAAGCAACCGAGGGAGACACCACGAGAGTGAGCTTCGCTAACAACCTAGTTGGAGGAGGACTCACAGGCTCGTCAGAGAGTCTCTATGTTGGACTTAAATACACAATGAAGTATGTATTCTCTGAGTTGTTGTTCAAAGCTAACGCAGGACAACTAAAGACTCAATCCAACGGTAAGATGCGCGTTAAGAACGGAACCTTGTTCTACGAGGACACCGGGTTCTTTGAGGTTAAGGTCACCCCTTACCTAAGGGACACCTTTACTAGCGAGTTCAACGCTACCGTTATCCAAGGGACCACAGAAGGTTCATTACCGCTAGACTCAGGAAGCTTTAGGTTCCCTGTGTTCTCAGACCCTAATAACACTACTATTTCTATAGAAAACTCTACAGCCGCTCCTTGTAACCTACAGAGCGCAGAGTTTGAATCGTTCGTTCACCAACGTTCGCGCCGTTATGGATAACATAGTAGAAAAGACAAAAGAAGGACATTTGATTGTCTTAACTGAAGATAAGCACGTCAAAGAGCTTATCGCTAACATGAGGGCCATCGACAAGCTTGAGGTATCCTGTTTCGGCTACACCCCTAGTAAAGCTGCTGAGATTTCCGTAGCTGAGAGCGATGTGGTCTTCACTGTGTTATCCAACACGGGAAAGGTCATGGCTATCTTTGGGGCTGGCGTAAGAGACGAAGCTTACATCTGGCTACTAGGGACTGACGAACTAGAAAGAAACCCAAAGCCTTTCCTTAGACACTGTAGAAAGTGGGTTAACTCTTTAGTTGAGATGTATGGAAGTGTTTCAAACGTTATCCACGCAGACAACCTTATTTGTCTTCGTTGGTTACAATGGTGTGGAGCAGAACTCAGTGACCCCGTAAAGATACAGGGAGAGCTTTTAAGAAAATTTAATATAACCGTAGATAATAACAATGTGTGACATGGGACTAACAGCAATGGCTATGTCAGTGGCTTCTCAAGCTGCTAACGTAGGAGCGCAACGCCAACAGGCGAAGGCTCAAGAAGCATCTCAGTTGCAAGCCTCTGTCAGTGAGATGGAACGCTTTCAGCTAGCACAGAGAGCCGAAAGAGGGCGACAAGCTGACGAAGAAACTACAGCAACTCTTGAGCGCCAGAAAGCGAGACGCGAAGAAACCGAAGCTGTAGCAACTACAATTACATCTGCTGAAGAATCTGGAGTCTCTGGAACCTCTGTTGGTCTGGCCGTGGCTGAATACGCAAGAAAGAACGCAGAGTATCAAGCTGCGCTAACGCTACAAGAGAACATGAACGCAACGGCTCGCAGACTTGGGTTTGAAAGCGGCGGCAACGCATACGTGAACCGCATGGCTCAAATCAACCAGCCTATAGCTCAACCTAACTATTTAGGAGCCGCTCTAGGCATGGGACAAACTATTGCAGGAGGTATTTCTGGGTTTAAGCAACAGGGAAAAACCAGAGAATTAATGACTTTACAAAAGGAGTCGATAAAACAACAGACTAGCTTAGCCACTCAGAACCTTCAGATAGCTAAGCAAACATCACAGAATATGGCAGCGTCTCTAAGAGCATCACAGATAAGCACTGCGAGTCAACAAGCACGTAGAAACATGCAAAATTTCAATCTTTTAAACCCCTTCATAAGAACACCATAACATGGCATCTAAGAAAAACCCACTTTCAGCTATGCTTAACTCTGACAGCAGAGTGCAAGCAAAAGAATTCCAGCGCGACTACACAGTAGCCTCTACCATTAAAGGGGTAGGAGACTACGCTATAGGAGTCACCAAGCCTGTTCCTGTCTCTCAGACAAGTATGGGTAGGTTAGCTCAGTCGTTAGGAGCAGCTAGTGGGTTACTTAAGGAGTTCTCAGACTACCAAATTCAAAAGGACCAACTAGACCTACAGAGCGCAGCTTTAAAAGGCAAAATAGCCACTCAGGAAATCGCAGGGCAGAAGGCTTTAATAGACCTAGAGAACTCTAAGCTTAGAGGAGCGGTCACAAACGAGACAATCAAGCAACAGAACACACAGCTTGAGATGCTTCAACAGGAAGAAGCTGTGTTGGAGTTTCAAGATTTTTGGAAAACTTTACCTCCTGAGGAACGAAAATCTTTTAACGCAGATGCTTTTGTTTCTCTAAAGACGCAAGAAGAAGAGGCAGACAAGGCTTTAGGTAAGGCAGCGGTAGCTGTTTCTAAAGGCGGCACAGAAGAGCAAAAGATTGCTTTTATGACAAAGTATGCCAAGCAAAACAAGGGTGCTGCTTACTACCCTGACTATGTTGAATACTTTAAAAGCGAAAAAGACAAGAAGTTAGGAAGCGTAGATGACACATCTTTAACTAGTGAAGAAGCAGGGGCGTTAGCTGACGAGATTTTAAATACATACATAACAGACGTAGCTAATTTTGAGAACGGCTCAGAGGAGCTGAAAGGCTTCCTTAAGGCTGCTTCGGGGTTCAACGAAAAGAACTTTGCTTCACTAGCTTCCGAAGGCCAAGCTAAAGCAACTGCTATTTCTCAGGAAAGACTGGTGTATAGCTTGTTTAACACAGCCGAAAACGGCTTATTTAATAGTAATCAACTGGCTCAGCTTCAGATTAGCTCAGCCAAAGAGGGAGGACTGGAGTCTTTGCTTTTTGGTCCTAAAGGTGTTCTTAAGTCTATTGAAAACTCTAAAAACCAAGAAACCCTTTCTAACTTCTCTAAAATATTTCACGACCAGTTAGGTGGTCTAAACGTTGACGGCCGTCCTTTTAGGGAAAGCTCTTTGTTTGGAGCGGCTGGTGCTGCTATTGAAGAAGCTGCAACCAACATGAAGAAGGACGCGCTTACAAAAGAAAAGTTAGACGAAGACTTAAGCGACAGTCTCATAGGTGACATAGCAAAGGAGTTGGCTGTTAACTACACTAATAAGGAGGGAAGGGAAATACTCATGGGAGCAATAAGCGGGAAACGAGAGGATTTAATAAAACTTTCTCCTGATAAGATGACTAAGGTATTAGACATGAACCCTGATGAAGACCGCTTAGACGTGACTATTAAGCTTCGCACTTTGTTTGAAGAGTATAGCAGTGAAAAAAGCTTTCTAGCTAACTCATTCATCTCAGAAAACTCAGAAACCTTCCTTGATTTAAGTAAGCCTCAATACACAACAGGCTTTTTTAAAAAAATTAAAAGAAGCTTGGACTCTGTGGAAGGGAACACTGAAGCTTCTGAAATATTAAATAAGTGGTTAGGAGAGTCTGGTTTAAATCCTTACAGCTTATCTTTGTTCAACAGATACTCTGGTGGAGTTATTGACCGATACAGAGACGCAGTGGAGGCGCTTCCCGAAATAGTCAAAGAGAAGCATCCAAACACTTCGACAAAAGAAGCTAAAGACTTTCTTAATCAGGAATTAGACAAGATAAACGAAACACTAGAAGAAGACGTAATTCAATACACCAAGGGTCAAGTAAGGGCTAGGGCAGAAATCAGAGAAGACCCTCCTACTTACTTGGACATAAATGAGGTCAATAAGATTATAAAAATGGACCCTCTTCGACCTATAGAATCAATCAAGGAGGAAGAGGAAAGGGAAGCTATTAAACAGAGGGAAGCTGAGCGAGAAGCTGTCTCTAAAATAAGCATTGAAGAGCTTCACGAAAACAACGAGAAACTTAGGGAACTAGCAAACAAAGGCTCTATTATTACTAGTAGAAAATATAACCCTCTAGCTCCTGCGTATACACACTACAGTAAGTCAGCGGCATCTCTACTAACAAGAAGTATTTTTAACTTAAACCCACTACAAGGAACAACCCTTGGAGTTCCCTCTGGATTTCGTTATGCCCCTAACAATTTCTACATAGACGAAGAGAAGAGATATAAAAAAGCTCATTTTCAAGCTGAACTCAGTGAAAAGCTTAGAATAAGAACAGGAATAGACGCAGCGGAAGCTTTAGACATAGCACAGACCGCTGACTCATTACCAGAAGCGTCTGCGATACCCATTCTTATGAAGGAGGAGTCCTTTAACTATAAGGACGTTGAGATAGACGCCGGGACGCGTCTTTTGTTTACTAGTGAATACCTCGAGGAAAACGTTAGAGAGCATTACGCCACTGAGATTCAAGACAAACTTAAAGACATTACTATTCCTAGAAGTCTTTTCTTTGAAACAATCCCTCCTATAAGAGACCTTAATTTAGGAAAGGATAAACCTTCTAGTCAAGAAGACGTTATAAAAGCTCAAAAAGACCTTGGGCTGACAGAAAAACAACTATTAGAAGTAGCTGAACTTTACGGACACGAAGATGCACTTGAGTTCCTAAAGTCTCAATACGAAACACCCTTTCACAATAACAAACGCAAGTAAACAGAGATGATAATCGGAAAAGACAACGCGACAAACTCTATTATCGGTAAACCCGAAGAAGAGGAAGAAGACGATAAACTCATCGGAGCTGGCTCACAAGATTCAATCATTGGAGCTAAAGAAGAACAACTTGTAGATGAGTCCCTAACTGGTGAGGTAGAGCAACCTACACAAGAAGTTGAACAAAAGCCCGAAGCTGACGAGTCTGTTACAGGCAAACCAAAAAAAGAAGAGCAACAGGTTTCGGGTCAAGTCACTCAAAAGCAAGAAGACCCTGACTTTTTAGATTACGTAGAAGATGTAGCGGCAGCTCCTCTCAGAGGTATTGAAGGAGCTTTAGAAGGTCTTTGGAATCTAGCTGACTACGCAACCGGAGATAATCTAGTAGACTGGGACAGAAGCCAACACTCTGCTTTCGGTAAATCTAAAACAACCGTAGGTAGATTTGGAGAAGGTCTTGTTCAGTTTACCGTTGGTTTCATCCCCGGACTTGGCGTTGCTTCTAAAGCTGGAAAGGTCCTTCAACTTTCTAAGCTAGGTAAATCTTCAGCAGCCGTTAGTAAGGCTTTAGGTAAGATGGCCAAAGGCAATAGAACCCTTGACCGTAAAACGTTAAAGACACTAAGTAAACTCAAAAAGACCACTAAGATTGGTGTTCGTAACGCAGCGGCTGGAGCGTTTTCCGACTTTCTTGTTTGGAAAGGTGAGGAAGAAAGACTTTCTAACTTGCTCAAAAACTACGAAGGAATGGAAGACAACGCTCTTGTTGAGTGGATGGCCTATGACCCGGACAAAGACGAAAGTGAACTTGAGGGGCGATTCAAAAACGCCCTTGAAGGACTTGTTGTTGGTGAGTTAATGGGAGCAGCTTTTTATGGTGTTAAGAAAGGATTCCAAGCGATTCCCGAAAAGGATAAAGCTATTCAAGGACTAGGTAAGGTGTTCAGTAAGTTTAGGGAGAAAAACAAAAGCTTAAGAAATCAAGCAGACGCAGGAGGAGAGCCTAACGAACTTCAAGCTATTCAAAAAGCGATGAACAGCCATCAGCTTGATGACGATGAAATCAGGGCAATACTGGAGCTAAACAAAAGAAACGAGGACGCTAGCAGAGCCATTGAAGCTGAAGCTATTGGTGGAGTTCCTGTCAGCAGAATACCAGTAGCTAAGTCCATCGAAAAGGCAGAGAGATTCACAGGGGAAAGCAATAGAACTCTTAGAAATAAAGCTGAAAGAGAAAGCTCTGAAGCTAGAAAGACTCAAAAAGAGAAAGAGAAAAGACAAAAAATTACTCTTAGTGCTATAGACGCTGATAAAGCGACAGTCGAAGAAATGGACACTTGGTTAAGGTCTAACTCTAACTTAATTCCTTCTACGATGTCCGAAGCCACCAAGAAGGCGACTATTAAAGACATCATAAACGAGACTAAGAAAAAAGGTCAAGGAGCTGAAGGCGCTCGTATCCGAATGGAGGATAACCTTGTTGAGAAGATAGCTAAAGCCCAAGGTACTAAACTTAAGAAAGTAGGCTTAGGAGAAGAATCAGGTCCTCAAGCAATGTTGTCTCACATGAGAATCATCGGGGATAAGCCTGAGCTAAGAACTCTTTTATCTAAAGTTTCTAAGGAGGTTCTTAAAAAAGGAGGGAAAGACGGTTTTGATTTAGCAACTTCTGCTGAGTTTTATAAGAACACAGAAACTATAATCGACGCTGGTCTTGAAAGCGCAGGAGGTAAAAAGGGTTCTCTTAACTTAGCTTCATTAAGGAACACCCCTGAGGACTTAAAAAGAGTCAGGGTTGAAGCAGAAGTCCTTTATAAAGCGCTCAATATAGCTGGTAAGCACATCCAAGAGAACCTTGATAACACTAAGAAAACTATGGACTCTACGGGTCCGGGTTACATTGATGTTGAGTTAGAGGGATTGGGTAGAAAGACAATGAACGAAGAGGAATCTTTGACTGAGTTGTTCGGCTCTCTAGACCGATTTGCTGCTTTGCAAGAGCTTTGGGCTGACTTTGGAACACAGCTTTCCTTGGGATTACGTGACCGTCAGCTTCTGTATAAAACAGGAGAAACCTCTCTAGGTAGGGACGTTGCTGGTCAACATCTTCCGATTGGGGTCGCTATAGAGAGAGCTAAAAGCCACGCAGGAAAAAGCCTTCGTAGAGCGCACAGTCGTGGCTATAGTGCTAAGAAAATCGTTAAAGACCTTGATAAAATTTACAAAAAGGTAGGGAAGGGTGAAGCTAAAGACTTAGACATGAAGACTCTCATCGACGGTCTTAAAAATGAAATAGGACCTCACAGCGGACTTTCTAAGTATAACATAGTAACACGTAAAGGATTGGCGGTCTCTCAAGAATGGTATTACAACGCTATTTTGAGTTCTCCTACTACATGGGCGGTTAACTTACTAGGCGGTGCTCTCGTTCTTCCTTTGCGTCAAATCGAAACGATTATTGGAGGAGTTGCTACCGGAGACACTGCTATTGTAAAAGCGACTATGAGAGCAATGTTTGACTTTAAGTCTTTCGGCGAGTCTTTAAAATACGCTCTTAAGTCAGGAATTGACGACGACCCTAGGTCAATAAGCGGATTCACCGGATATAGAGACGACCGTTTGTTAGCGGAAGGTGGGGAACTTAGAATGAAAAACCCTGAGGGTAACACATTGAAGAGTGCTTTTAATTTCATCGGTCACGTCGTCCGACATCCTTCTAGGATTATGATGGCGGGAGATGAGTTCTTTAAGCAGATGTCTTTTCGTTCGCGCACTAAGACAAGCTTAGCGATGGAAGGCTACAAAAGAGGACTACACAAAGACCCCAATAAGCTGGCAGAGTTTATCAATGACGGGTTTAATGAGCTGATTACTAAAGACGGTAGGTTCAGAAATGAAGATAACGTAAGAAAAGAAGCACACTTAGCTCTTGGAAAGAGAGACAAAGCCGGGGAAATAACCGAAGACAGAGCAGCCTTTATTTCAAATTACGTAAAAAACCACTTCTCTGACAAAAACCTAGTATTGGAGGACGGTGTTATCAGTAATGTTCTTGACCCTGCTGCTAGAGAGGTTTTAGTCGCAGAGGGGACTGATTGGGCGCTGGTGAACACGTTTACTAACGAAGTTACTAACAGGTTCTTTAAGACTACAGGAAAGGTAGCTACAATGAGTCCTTGGCTTGGTTTTGTTATTCCGTTTGTTAGAACTCCTTCAAACATTCTCTTGTTTGCTCTTGGAAGAACTATTCCTTATAGTGCTGGAAAACAAGCGTTTGAAGCCAGAAACCTTAAGAGAGACTGGGGAACCAAATCTCTTGATGAAGTTGCTAGTGACTTGGAACTAGAAGGAGGTTTAGAAGCTTCAAAGAAACAAGCCGAAGAACTTCTTTCAATAATAACGAACGAAGCAGGATTGAAACAAGCGGAGGCGATGGGTAGACTTTCCTTTGGTGTTATGGCCGCTGGAACTATGTATATGAACGTGGAAAGCCTTAGAGATAAAATCACAGGAGGCGAACCAGAAAGCCCCGGTCTAAGGAAAGTATGGAGAAACTCAGGTAAAAGAGCTTACTCAATCCAAATAGGAGATAAGTGGATTAGTTATCAAAGACTTGACCCGTTTGCTACTATGATTGGTATCGCTGCTGACGCTATTCATCTCCACGACGAAGCGATGGACCAAGGAGAGAACAGTGAATACAGGAACCCAGAGGAGTATGTTGCTCAGGAGCCTCACCTTAAATCTATTTTTGGAATCATAGCAACGACTCTGGCGAGGAACGTCAGTAACAAATCGTATATTAAAAACTTAGGAGAGCTTCAAGAAATCTTTGAAGAACCTAGTAGAGTAATAGGTAATGTAACGTCTGACATAGCTAGTTCTATGGCTGTTCCTAGTATCTTAAACTGGTCACAAGGAGTTTACGAAGAGGACCCAGCTATTCTTGAGGCTAGAACCTTGATGGATAAGATTAAAAGACGACTTCCTGAGTCTTGGCGAGGAGGAAACCCCGTTATGCCCGTCAGAAACTTTCTCGGTGAAATAGAGCGCAGAGAAGGAGGAGGAAGCCTTTTGTCAGCTATGAATCCTTTCTACTCCTCTACTTCTTCTAACGACATCGTTGACTTAGAGCTTGCTCAACATGAAGTAGGTAGAAATGCTCCGGGTTCAGTAAGAAATATTAACGGACAAGAAGTTGACTTAACTCAGCTTCGAAACGCAAAAGGAGACACTGCTTACGACAGGTTTCTTGAGCTTATGGGTACTACTAAAGCTGGAGGAGCTTATTTAACTCTTAGACAAGACTTAAGAAGGATTATTGAGTCTAATGACTACCAAAACCTACCTCCTGTTACTTCAGAGAACAGCGACCAATATCACCCAAGAACCAAGATGCTTACCAAAGCGTTTCGTAAGTATAGAAACGAAGCAGAAAATAAACTCATAAGTGAGATTGATGAATTCTCTAGATAAACTTAACTTTTAAAAACCATGCCTAATTCATACACCCCCTTAACCTTATCAGCTGGCTCAGCTTCACCTAACGGAACATCTCAACTTAACTACGGACCCTTTGATTTTGAGTATCTAAACAAAGATGACATCAAGTTTGCTGTTCTTACTCCGGGACCTCTTTGGGTTGTTGTGCCTATAGCTAGCATAAATGAGACAACTAAAACAATAACATTAAGCAGTAACGTTGCGGGTCAATTCCCTTCTCTGACCATTACGTCAGCTAGGATATACCGGGCTACTACAACAAACGCTCTGGTAGACTTTACGGCTGGTTCTCGTATCTCAGAGGCTGACCTAGACACAGCTTACAGGCAGGGGTTGTTTGCAGCTCAGGAGGCTAGTGAAGACGCTTCGGGAAGCGCAAGTCGAGCAATTACAACAAACAGCGACATACAGGATGGCGCAGTGACAGCTAGTAAGTTAGCTACAGATGCGGTAGAAGCAGTCAAAATAAAGGATGGAGTTGTTGGTGCTGCTAAACTAGCAAGCACACTAAACTTAAGCGGTAAGACACTTACAATACCGACCGCCTCAGTTACGCAAGCAGCGGTTACCCAACACGCAACAGCAATTAAAGGCGCTATTGACATCAGCTCAGGAATGACAGGGGTGTTACCAACGTCTAACACTGAAACCAACATGCTCGAAAGTGTTTATCTTCCCTGTGATGGAGCGGTTTACGCTCTACCGGGAGCGTCGCGAACTCTTACAGTTCAAAACGTAACGTCAGCTCAGGTTTTAACTACTAGTGACGCCCTTATTTCCGGTTCACAAATTACATATAAACCGCCATCTACCGCTAAGATTGTTGTGTATGAGTGTAGATTTTGGATTGGTGCTGCGGCAACAGGCGAGACTCCGGCGACTTCTCTTAAGTTGTATTTAGATAACACAGAAGTTTCGAATCAATACAGTTTTATATACGGCCCAGCCAACGGTTATGGACCCGGATGGTATCACGTTAAGTATTCTTTTAGAATCATAGGCTCTGGGTCGGCTAGCCCTAATGACGGAAGGGTTACTACTTGGACTTCTAATAAAGTAATTGAATTAAGAGGTAGAGCCAATTCAACTTCTAACGATACTACTCTTCATCAAGTTAGATGGGTAGCTGATGTTAACACAGCCTCAGGAACTGAATCCCCTCATTTTGTTAGACCTTGTGTTGGAATCACGGCTTTATCATAAGACATGGACTCAACATATACGCCAGCTTTAGTCGGTATCTTTGGTATTGTAAGCACGTTAACCCTCTCTGACATCAACGCTTTAGTTGGTGTTTGCGTTGGTTTATTAAGTTTAGTTTATCTAATAATCAGAATAGTAAAAGAATGGAGAAACAAGAACACATAGAAGACCAAGAGAAAAAGCTACAGTCTCTTCAGAGTCTACTCATCAACGAGTTCATCATGCGGATTGAGTCCGGGGAAGCAGCGCCTAGCGACCTTAACGCAGCTAGGCAGCTCTTAAAAGACAACGGAATCCACGCTGGGCTATCCAAGGAGAACCCTATGGATAACCTTGTAAACCTACTTCCCTTTGCAGCTAATGAATAAATCTAGAAACTACCGCAAGGAATACGACGGCTACCACAAGAGCGACACACAGAAGAAGCGCAGAGCTGGGCGCAACAAGGCTCGTTCCATCATGGTGAAGAAGAAGGGCAAGAAGGCCCTCAAGGGTAAGGACGTTCACCACGCCGACCGAAACCCCAAAAATAACAACTCGCGTAACCTCAAGATTCAAAGTAAAAAGAAGAATCGAGGTAACAACAAGTAACCGTGGTAATCCCTGACAAACTAAAAGACTTTAGGAACTTTCTATACGTTGTATGGAAGCACCTCAACCTACCTGACCCTACACCAATTCAATATGAAATCGCAGATTACATGCAACGAGGAGATAGACGAGCTATTATCGAAGGCTTTAGGGGAGTCGGTAAGAGTTGGATTTGCTCTGCATACGTTGTCCATCAACTCCTCCTCAACCCAAGAAAGAACATACTTGTCGTCTCTGCTTCAAAAACAAGAGCAGACGACTTTAGCACTTTTACACTTAGACTCATACATGAGCTACCCATCCTCGCCCACCTCCGACCCACAGACAAACAGCGATTTTCCAAAATCTCCTTCGATGTCGGACCAGCCCCCGCCTCCCACGCCCCCTCCGTCAAATCCTTGGGAGTCACGTCTCAACTGACAGGCTCACGAGCTGACATCATCGTTGCTGACGATATTGAGGTTGTAGGCAACAGCGCCACACAAGGGATGCGCGACAAGCTCGGCGAACAGGTCAAGGAGTTCGACGCCATCATCAAACCAGACGCTGACTCTAGGGTCCTCTTTCTGGGAACCCCACAGTGCGAAGACACAATCTACAACAAGCTCACAGACCGAGGATACCGTAAACAGATTTGGCCAGCCAAGTATGTTACAGCCAAAGTTAACCAAAACACCTACGATGGGACAATCAGTCCTATCTGTGTAGACGACGAGAAAGCTGGGGACTCCACAGAACCCCTGCGCTTCTCAGACATAGACCTAGCAGAGCGAGAAGCTTCCTACGGACGCACAGGGTTCTCCATGCAGTTTATGCTGGATACCCGGCTAAGTGACCTAGACAGATACCCTCTCAAGACCAGCGACCTCATAGTGATGTCTGTTGACCCTGAGATGGCTCCTGAGAAGCTTGTGTGGGCCAGAGACCCAAAACTAGAGTGGGACTCCTCAGTGCCTAACGTGGGCCTCTCAGGGGACCG